TCGCCTTGTACTGATCGATCGCCGTTCCCACATCGTTTATGTCCAAACCTAACTCGGTCAGCTTCTGAATTATCGAATTGCCCAAACTGAACACTTCTTTCCGTTTCAAAGCTTTCTTTACAGATTTCGGAATCTCCTTCACTGAAGACGCTTCGACATTCACAAAGGTTTTGAGAGTTTTGATTTCGGTCAGCTCTTTCTTCAGCTTCTCTATTTCGTCCACCACTACCTTCCTCCCTTCGTCGCTTTTCTTCAGTTGAGTTACCAACAATTGGTTCTCGCGGTAACGATCGCTTACCGAATTCTGCAATGATTGCAACAACATCGTTGCTTCGTTCATTCGTTCCATCATGCTGTTGTACATCTTCATGTATTCTTCTGCCTGACTGGCCGAGCATTCCTGCTCGGCCACTTCCAAGTTTTTTGACGTTATTTCACTAACCGCCTCATTTATCATCGTTGAAACAACTTCTGCTTCTTCTTTGTATTGAGGAGGGAAACTAGGATTAACGTTTACTTCACCTTCATAATCAGGATATAATACTTTTTGATCGTAAGGACCTTGACCTTGCACTTCTATTTCACCTTGCACTACTTTCAAGTCCACTGTATGGAATCGACCGTCCACAAACACTATAGCTTCATCGGGATTATACTTATTTCGTTGGTATCTCAAGGATCCACGTTTCCGTTTCACTTTGGTCAACCACTCCGCAGTATCTTCAGGTTTCGTTAAGAGAGCTTGAATGTAAGAAGCGCTCAAACCAAAATTTAATTGGCCTCCCCCCGAATGAATTCCAGCAATTTGATTTCCGGTCATATAAGGAGCGCCAGAAAATCCACCTTCAGTAGAACCATGATAAATCAAATATCCAAATAATTTTGCATCATGTATCAAGGTACCAAAAGATATTTTTGGGTCTTTTGACGACGATGTTATAGAACCTACCAACGGTCCATCAAGTGTAGCGATTTTAGCTTTGACCAATCCAAGTTTCGAAAACTCACGTTCTTCCATACGAATTCCGTATAGATCTCCCTCGATTGGAACAAATTTACTCACGTCAAACTTGTGGGCTATTGGCTCCGGCGCATTAGACAAAATGGCAATAGTCTCATGGTCACATATAGTGTGCCAAGCTGACAAAAGCCACTGGTCAATTCGCGTCACAGTACCTAGATACTGAATCAATTTTCCTTTCTCGTCTACTGAATACACTCCGGCTTGAACCTTCGGTATCCTCGAACGAGGTACTGATTTGAATGTTGAATTTACCCGTATTGATTCAAGTTCCATATGATGGTGAACTTTACAGGCATGTTCACAGGTGCAACTAGCACCCGGACCATTAAAGGGGTC